GCGGTGCCCAAGAGCGGGATGAGCGCCCCGGCGGCCGTCACCAGCCCGCCAATCACGGTGATGATCGGCCCAAGCGCGGCGGCCGCCGCCATGGAGCCCACGATGAAGGTTTGCACCCCCGGATCAAGTTGATTGAAGCCGGTGAGGAGATCGCTCACCATTCCGATCAATGGCGTGAGCGCCGGGATGAGCATCGTGCCCACCGTGATGGAGAGCTCCTCATAGGCCGATTGGCTCGCGCGGATGCGGTTGGCCGTGCTGTCGGCGGTGCGCATCACGTCGCCATCCGCTTGAGCGAGTTGCTCGCGGATCAGGGCCGCGCGGCCCAAAATCTTTTGCTGATCCGTGAATTTCCCATTTACCTTGGCGATGCCCATCTCAAGGAGCTTGGCCTCAACGGCGGCATCATTGAGAAACACGCCCACGGCGCGGAGCGGCTCCGCCTCGCCGGTGAGGCCGGAAAAGAGCTTTTGTTGAGCCACCTCATTGGAGAGGTTTTTGAAGCTCGCGAGGTCTTGCGTGAGCACGGCAAATTGCTTGCTCATCTCCGCCGCTTGGCGAGGATCAAGGGCCTTGCCAAAGAGCTCCTGAAACGCGAGCGCGCCGCGCTGCATCTCTTGGGTGGAGCGGCCCATGGCGTTGCCGGTGGCCTCGCTCCATTTGTTCATATCGGCGGCCATATCGCCAAACACCACATTGAACGCGGATTGCATCTCCTCCGCGTCAATGGCCGCTTGAGCCGCGTGCTTCCCGAAAAGCACAAGCGGAGCGGTGACGGCACCCGTCATCACCGCTCCGGCCTTCATCATGTTGGTGCCGGTTTGCTGCCAGCTCTTGCCCACGTCCGCAAAGGAACGCTTCATATCATTGGCGGTGCTGTCCACCTCTTGGGTGGCGCGATCCAGCTCCGAGCCAAAGCCGGAGAGGTCCACACCCACCGACACAAAGAGCTTTTCAAGTAGGGTGCCGATCATTGGTCTGGATGCTCCTCCATCAAGGCCGCGAGATCGTCTTTGGTGAAGGGCTCCGCCGCCTCATCGGCACCGATGCTCTCCATGTATCCATCAACGGCCGCGAGCCACTCCTTGACGCTATATCGCCAAAAGGTGGCGGGAGCCATCCGGAGGTGGCCGAGCGCGAGCTCCATCCACCTCCGCCAGGGTGTGGGAGGGTCTATGCCTTCTTGGCCGCCGCTCGCCGCTCCGCGCGGTTTCCGGCGGATGCGTTTCCCTCCCCGTCCTCATTGGAGGCGTTCATGGCGGCCATGGCCTCGCGGATCGCGCCGGGCGTCACCTTCCACCGGCGGATTTCGTCAATGCCATATTGGCCATCTTGCGCGCCGCCCATCATGAGCGCGTGGATCACCGTGGCCATGTTCTTGGAGGAGGGATTTTCGCCCACCTTCATCACCGCCTCTTGGAGGTTTTCAACGGAGAAGGCATCCTCCAGCGCCGCCATTCCCGCCATGGTGAGGCAGAGCGTCACCTCTCCCACATCCGGGACATTGATCACCGTTTCGCCACGTGCACGATTTGCCATTGTTAGAGCTCCACAAAAGAAAAGGGCGCGAGGCCCAATTGCCCCGCGCCCCTGTCATAGCTCTTGAGATCGTGAGCGGCTAGAGCGCCACGCCCGATGAGTTGATTTGCACGTTGAGCGCGGTGGTGCTTGTCGCGATCCCGATCACGGTGGGATATTCGCCGGAGCCCAAATCCGCCACCGGGCAAATGCCGCCGGGAGTGTCGGAGAGGTAATAGGCCACGCCGGCGGTGACGGCCGCGCCGATGGTGATAGGCCCGGCCGTGAGCACGGAGAGAGGTTGGCCGTTGGATGCACCGTTGAGCGCGATGCCGCCCGGCGAGCGAACGGCGGCCGTGGCGCTGTTATTGTCCGCGAGCTTCCACTTGCCATCGGAGGTGTCGAGATAGACGGTTTGCCCGGCGGTGACGGTGGCACCGGCCACGCCGCGCGAGACGGCCGATCCAGCCAAGGCCAGGACATTTGCGGCGGTGATGGTGAGATCGGCCATTGGTGCGCTCCCCTGTTACGCGGCGGTGAAGGTGAGCACGCCCGCGCTCTCAAAGCTCATGGAGAATTGGGCTTCGCCATTATACTCGCCGGAATACTCCAGCGAGGTGATGTCGAAAGGCCCTTCAAAGGTGCCGAAATCCGGGACCACGAATTGATAATCCGCGATCACATCCGTCATGAAATTGGTCTTGATCAGCGCCTCATTGGTGCTGTCTTTGAAAACGCCGGAGCCGGAGATGGAGCACGATTTCACGCCAGCGCCGGAGAGAAGCTCGCGCCACTGATCCACGCTATCGCTGTCGGTAACGTCCACCGTTTCCTTGTTGAGCGAGATGCTCTTGCTCCGCATCCCGCCGATGGTGCCAAAGGTGCCCACACCGTTGGTGTCCACCTTGATGAGGATCGCCTTGCCCTTTTGTGCCGCCATCTCAAATTTCCTCCGTCACCGCCCGAAACTGGATCACACCGTGAAAGGCTTGGCCATCGGGATCGCGGAGCCTGTCACTGAATTGGTAGCGTATATTCACAAGGCGATGCCCGGTCAACGAAACGCTCCAATCGCGGAAAATCTGCTCCAGCCGATAGAGGATCGCGCCCACCTCTTTCTTGCCCTCATAGGCGCTCCAAACGTGGAGCATGAGCGTGTGCTCATGGCCAAAGCCGGCATCCGTTTCCGTGGGCGTCACATCCCACTCCGCCGTGCCGGGCTCATCGTGGGCGATGTAGGGCATGGCCGCGTTTTCCGGCACAAGGTCATAGAGCGCCACCGGATCGCCCATCAATGCCTTGAGCGTGGCATCGGAGAGGATCGCGGCGCGCATCGCCTTTTGAAGCTCAAATCCCGGATCGCTCATTTGCTCAACCTCGCTTGGATCGCGGCCTTGATCACCCGCGCGATCTTGCTCCGCCACTCCTCAACCGTGGGGAGGAGGAAAGGCCGCTTGGCCATCATCCGTGTGCCATACTCCAGCATGGCGGCATAGAATTTCCCAAAGCCCACGCTCACCTCCAAGGCCGGCTCATCCAGCTCATGGAAACCGGAGTTAACCAGGCCGCCGGTGTCGGTTGCCGGGCTCTCGCCGGGTGCCGATGCTTGGTGAGTGCGGCGCGGCCCATATTTCTCATAAACGGTGCCGCTCGCCGGGCCTCGCTGGATGCGCCGCTTGGCCGCGTTGAGCATGGCCAGGCCCACCGCGTTGAGGCCATCAATGGCACCGGCGCGCACCTTGGGCTCAATCGCGGAGAAGCCTCCATCAATCTCCTCGCGCCGCACGCGCACGGTGATGGGGTTTTTCACTTGTTGCCGCCTTGCCGGAGGGTGAGCTCCATGAACTCGCCCGGCCGCCCATCCGGATCGGCATCCACGGCCGTCACCACATAGAGCGCAATCCCATCCGGCGCGGCCGTGCTGGCCACCTCCGGCTCCGCCGCGCCGGCGTTGAGCCAATAGACGGTGGAGCCTTGATCCACATCGGCGCGGTGGCGGATGAGCGCCTTGTGGGTCACTCGCTCTTGGAGCTGCGAATAGGTGTTTGCCTCCAGCGCGCCCACCGTCGCGATCCGGCCCCACACCGTGCCGATCACCGCATCCGCGCGCTCATAGCCGCCGCCTTCATCGGGCACGCGCACCACACCAAAGATCGTGAGCCGGTGGCGCATCCGGCCAAGGTTCCGCCGCGCGCTCATAGCTTGGCGATCCTGAATTTGGAGAGGATGCGGCCGGCTTGCATCGGCACCTTGTTGACGGCATCCAGGCTCGCGAGCTCGCGGTTTTCATACCAATGCGCGGCAATCTGGAGGATCGCCATGCACAAGGCATTGGGCACGGCCGCCGCGTTGGCGTGCCCGGCCACGTAGCGGATCGCGATGCCGGAGGCCGCGCGCGTGGGCACCGGCCACACCGCGCCATCAAGGAGCGCGAGGCGGCCCGGCCGGGTGCCGGTGTCAGCAAAGTAATTCCCGGCCTCCCACGTGCTGGCATTGTTGCCGGTGTCATAGGTTTTCACGGAGGTGATGGAGATCAGCGGGCCGCGAGGGAGCTCCACATAGCGCGGAGCCCGGCCGATGAGCGCGCCCTCTTGCACGCCATCCCACCATCCAAGGCCATCACCTCCGCCCGGCCAAGCATCAAGCGTGAGCTCGCGCACTTGGCTCACCATGATGAGCCCGGTGGCCTCCTCCACATACTCGCGCGCGGCCTTAATCAGCCGCGTGAGCACGCTATCGGCATCGGCCGGATCGCGGAGATAGGAGCGGAGCTCCGCCACGCCCACCGGCTCCTCCGCCGGTCCCGTAATCATCACATCACCCATCGCGCGCCTCCTTGCTCGCGCGTTCATATCCCAAAGCCGGAAACCGGGCAAAGAAAAGGGCCGGGAGCTTTCACCCCCGGCCCCTGCCGTCTCTCGCCCTTTTCGGTTTCCATGCCCACGGAGCGGCTCCCCGAATTAGAGCCGTGGCAATCAGGGCGAGCCCACCTTCCCTTTACCCAGGCCGGGCAACGCGGGAGGAGCGAGCCGCCCCGATCACGTTACGCCGGAGGATTGGGTGCGGGCTGATCCTGCGGAGTGGTGAGCCACACCGCCGCAAGGAGGGCCGCGCTCGCGTTATTCGCGGGCGTGATCGTCGCGCGGATGTAGCGCGAGGAGCCCTTGTAACCGAGCTTGCGGCACTCGTTATCATCATCGAACTGGAAGCCCGCGAGAGCCTCCGTGCCGATGAGATCGGCATCCGCTACGGCCGTTGCACCGGCCATATTGGAGGCATCGCTTTCCTCCAGCAGCACGGTGAAGGTGGCATCCGCATCCGCGATGGAGCCGGTGGCGATCACCAGGCACGCGGCCATCTGGCCTTGCATATCCAGAATTTGCGAAACCGCCGCCGTGTTGTCGGCAATCGAAACCGGAGAGATCGCGCGCTTGATGGCGAGCCGGTTCATGAGATCAAACATCATAGTCTTGCCCTTTCGTGGCCAGAATTGTGGGAGCTGGAGCGCGCCCCCTAAAGGTGGGGGAGGAGATCACCCCTCCCCCGGCTCCGCTTAGGCTTCCATCTTGAGGAGCTTGATCGCCTCCGCCATCCGGATGCCGCCGCCCACGCGCTTGGTGGTGTAAAACAGGATGAACGGCTTGGCGGTGAAGGGATCGCGGAGGATGCGGGTGCCGAAGCGATCCACGATCTGATAGCCGCGATTGAAATCACCGAACGCCACCGGGAAGGCGTTGGCGGCCACATCGGGCATATCCTCCGCCTCCACCACCGGATAGCCAAGGAGGGTGGAAGGCTGGCCCGCCACCGTCGATTGCTGCCAGAACGCCCGGCCATCCGCATCGCGGAACTTGCGCACCTTGCCCACCGTGGAGCGGTTCATGACAAACCGCGCGTTGGAGCGATAGGCCGTCTTGAGCGCGGTGATCAGGTCAATGAGGTTGTTTTCCTCATCGCCATCGGCAACCGAAAGGAAATCGGCCGCCGCCCCGGTTTTCACATAGCCCGGCGCACCACCGGCCTCCGTGAAACCGGAATTGATCACCGGCGTATAGCCGCCGATGAAGCCGCGAGGCTTGGCCACGCCATCGCCCATGACGAAGGCCGCGCCTTCCTGCTCCGCGAACTCGATTTGCACCTCATCCGCGAGCCAGGCTTCCACGTCAAACGCGGCATCATCCAGCAAGGTTTGCGTGGCGGCCGGCATGGCATAGAGCTCCATCACCGGATAGGTGCGCTCACGGAGGCTCGCGGTGTCAGTCTGCGGCCGCGCCTCCGTTTCACCCACCCACCCGGAGCCGGTGCCGCCCACGTTGATGAGGCGTTTCACGGCGGAGCTGGAGGTGGTGATCACGTTGGCGATGGCCCGGATCGGGCTCACCTCGCTCACCACGCGCGAGATATTGCGATCCATCTCCGGCGTGATCATGTAGCCGCCATCCGGATCGGTCCCGGCCGAAAGAGCCTTGAGCTCATCCACCTCATAGCCGGTGGCATCGCCCTTGCGGATGAACTTGAGGGCGGCCTCGCGGTGCTTGAGCTCCGCCTCCGTCATCTCGCGCTTGATGCCATCCGCGCCGGTGGTTTCCGGACGGCGATCCTTGAGGCGGAGCGCATCCAGCTTCTTGTCCATATCGGTGAGCGCGGTATCCAGCTTGCCCACCCGTTCGGTGAGAACGGGATCGGACGCGCCCTTTTCCTTGAGGGCCTTGAGCTCCGCATCAACCGCCTCGCGATGCTCCTTGGCTGTGGTCTGGAGCTCCGTGAGAGCCGCCTTGATTTCGGCGGTGCCAGCGCCGGGATTATCCCCGCCGCCATCCTTGCGCTCCAGTGCCGGGCCGGTGATGCCGTGGGCGCGGAGGGCGTCAATCGAATGCTTCATTTTGCCATTCCCTTCATATTGGCGGATGCTTCGCGGATCATTTCCGCAATCGTTTTGCCACTCTCACCGCCCTCCCGGCGTGATCCGAGCCGCTTTGTTGCGCCCTCAAAGCCGTGGATTGCCACAAGCTTTGCGAACGCGCCAGGCGCACCTCCCTCACGGAGTATGCGCTCAACATCGGTGATGGTGAGATCGTTCTTCACCGCGTCAACGGTGGCCATCTCATTCATCGGAAAGGTGACGATAGAGCCTTCCCAAAGATCAAGATCAAGGAGCTTTCGCACCCCTTGCTCCTCATCCCATTGGGCCTTGATCGTGCGATAGCCGATGCTCATGGCATCAAGCGCGCCCTCGCGCATGAGGGCGAGGGTTTCGGTGGCGAGCTGGACGGTGCCCGCAAAGAGCTTGCCGCGCACCTTGAGGCCGCGATCATCCTCATCCATGGAGAGCCACTTGCCGATCACCTTGCGGGTGTCGTGATCGCGGAGGAGCTTGATGGAGGAGAGCTTGCGCTCCTTGAGCGTGCGGCGGAACGCACCGGGCATCACCATATCCATGCCGCGATCCACGTTGCCGAAGGTGGAGAGATAGCCCTCAAATTCGCCATCTTCCGCCACCGCCTTGAGATCAAGCGGCACCGCTCCGGCCTTGGTGTCCACCGCCGGATCGCTCTTGAGCTGGAATTTGGTGCCGTTCATTCGCCCGCCTCACGATGGAAATTGTGGAGCGGGATATAGCTTTAATTGGCACTCATCGGCAAGCGCGTGCTCATGGCCGATAAACTGCGGCGATATGGCGGGATAGCGTAAGGGGGATTTTGGCAATCATCGCGCTGGCTGCTTTGCGGGCGGATGATTTGGAGCCACTCCGAGCGGCTCCATCTTGGAACCATGCATCACCCTTACCGTTATCGCGCTTCCCTCCGAGGCCCGGCTGCTTGATGCCTTCCGCCGCATGACGCCCGGCCAAGCGCGTAAAATCCAGCCCCGGTGTGTGGCGGAGATCGTCAGGATGCTTCCATCCGTGAGAAAGGCCGGGTGCCTTTCGGATAGCCCTCTGAGCACAAGCCATCCGTCCAACCACCAAGCCCACAGAACAGGTCAATTGCGAGCGGCTTCATGGTTGATAGCTCTCCTCTGCCACGGAGATGAAGTTGGAAAACCTCCCGCCCTTTTCCTCCTTTGGTTCCCACGCAAAACAGGTTGCGCCGTCGCCCGCTTGCATGGGTGTGTTTGTGCTCCAGCTCTCCGGCAAATCCATCTTGGCATCAACGCAACATCCGGTTCCACGGTATGAGGCAGGGAGCGCGCGATGGAACCACGGAGCCCAAAAGTGGCACGTGCCGCATGATTTCTCGCTCATGCCACGCGCTCCGGCATAGCCAGGCACACCGGCTCCGCCTCGCAAAGCCAGTAGATCAGGCGATCAAACTGCCAAGCATGAAATTCGGCGTCCCTCGCGGCCCTCGCGTCCCACGCGGCCCTCGCGGCCCACGCGGCCCTCGCGGCCCTCGCGTCCCACGCGGCCCACGCGGCCCTCGCGTCCCTCGCGTCCCTCGCGGCCCACGCGGCCCTCGCGGCCCTCGCGGCCCACGCGGCCCTCGCGGCCCTCGCGGCCCACGCGGCCCACGCGGCCATCGCGGCCGCCTGCCATTCTTCCTCTGTGTTCAGCCCGACAAGCCATTTGTCTGTGGCCATGATGCAATCACGCACACGACTATCATCCGGTGCCGCTTCCTCGAAAATGTGGAGCACACGCTTGGCGTTGTCGTTCAGGTATCCGGTGAGTCGCTTGGCGAGGCTCTCATCATCCATCGCGATAGCGGAAGCGATCCAGATAACATCATCGTAAGTGCATCCGAGATCGCGAGCCTTGGCCGCGCTGATTTTCCCGCGTTTAGGTAAAACGCCTGCGAGGCGCTCCATAGCGTCATCACATGGCTTTGTCGCGACGACTTGAGCGAGCGAAAGCTCGTAAGGGAATGTCATGGTGTCAGCTCCATTTGAGGTGGTGGGAGGCATAGCCTCCCGGTGTGATTATCCGTGGAAAATCGGTTCCGAGCCGGTGGCAGGATAGAACGCGGAGCCGTTGACCACGTGCACGCGGTAGAAATCGCGCACTCGCTCCGCCGCCCACCGGATCACCCAATCAAGGCCCATTGCGGAGTTGATGATCCGCTCACCGCCATCACGAAGGGAAACGATATAGAACAAGCCGCCTCCAGCGTGGCGGAGAACCTCAAGGCCAAGTCCGAGATTGGAAAGGCGCTTGTTGATTTCTGCGATGGTGATCATGTGTCAGCTCCCTTGTGGAGTTAGGCGGAGATAATGCGCGTGACGCGGTTGGCATCGCCGCCGGGGAAGTAGAAGCCGCTCCCATCGCTCATGCGAGTGCCCGCCGCGATCTGGCAAGGCTTGCCGATCAGGTCGGGATAGCGGCCCTTTAGCTCTGCGATCCGCGCGGTGAGAGCCGGGAGGCTGTCAACAATCCCGAAGAACCCGTCAACGTGGAAGTGATATGCTTTCATCGGTTCAGCTCCTTTGATGGAGCATCATTGCCACATTATTATGTGGCGCGCAAGCCTATTTAATCACCTCGCCGCCAATGACTGGATGGTGCAAAATGGCGCATCGGCAGTTAATGATTTCACGCGGCGGCCCCTTGGGATCGCCCGGAAACTCCAGCAACACGCCACCCACCTCAAAGCTCTCATTCAGCCCTACTTCTTGGCCATCTGCCTCCGCGTGACTTTCGCGCGTGCGGTGATCCTCCGCCGCGAGCCACTCCTTGACCATGGTGAGGCCGGTAGATCGCGCGGCGGTGTCGGCACCAATCACCGATGCGGTGTGCACCTCCGTGCGAGCGATGCGGGCGGCTTGCCATGGCGCAAGGTGATTGGCTTTCGCCTTGATCATATCTCGAAGCATAGCCTCGCTTAATCCGGCGGGAAGGGTGTCAAGGATCAGCTGGCGCACTTGCAGAATTTGAGATGCCGAGATCGTCACCGCTTTCTCAACGCCCCAGTAGGCAATCCACCTGCCAATTTCCTGATAGAAGCGATCCCCCTCTAGTTTTGCCTCCATGTCCACCTCATCCCGCCCGCGCACTGGCCCGGTGCCAGGCGCAAGCCCGGCGTAGTAACTCTTGGGGAGGTTTGCCGTGATGCGATCCAGCGTGCGGCCGCCAAAGATCAGCGCGGTTTGATGGAGCCTTTTCTTGAGTATCACCTCAAGCTCTCCAGATTTCTCGCGAAAAACCTCCAGAGCCGTATCCGGTGATGCGATGGTGTAGCGATCGGCAACGGCCAGATAGCACGTCAAGAGGTGCGCCTTAATCTCGCGCTCCGCGAGAGCCTCTTGCCGCACAAGGAGCCGGTTTTGCTTGAGGAGCTCGCGTTGCCGCCGGGTGCTCACCGAACCTCTCCCTTGTCGAGAGAGCGCGAGGCCGCGTGCATGATCCCGATGTGATCCGGCTTGAACTTGAGCGAGGCGCGCACAGTCTTGCCAGAGCGATGGCCGCCCATCTCCACGCTCACCCGGCCCACCGTCACACCGTGGAGGCGCACCTCATCACGCATTGGGATCAACCGGCTCCGGGCCGCCCGGCTGAAAACCGGCCTCCTCCAAGGGCATCATCGCGCCGCCCACCAAGATGGTGCCGCCGGGCGTTGAGGCTGCCTTGTAAGGGCCATAACCGACTGCCTCGCGCTTCTCATCGGTGGTGATGAAATCAGCCTTTTGCACGCGATCCCAAATGGCGGAGCGGCGCGGCGAGAGGGCATCAATCGCATCGGCATCATAGCCGATCCGGAGCCCGGCATAGGTAGGTTGCACCCAATTGGAGATCGCCTCGCATACCTTGTCCAGCAGCGGGAGCACCGTCTCCTCATAGAGCGCGGCGCGCGCCTCCTGATAGTTGGAATATGTGTTATCGCCGGGGATGCCCAAGAGCATTGGCGGCACACCGAAGGCGAGAGCGATTTCCCGCGCGGCCTCGCGCTTGCCGCTCACAAATTCCAAATCCTTGGGGCTCATGCCCATTTGCTGCCACTTGAGCCCACCCTCCAAGAGGAGCGGCTTGCCCGCGTTGGCGGTGCCGGTGTGCTTTTCCTCAAACTGCGATTTCAGCCGGGCAAATTGCTCATCGGAGAGCGCGCCATCGCTATCCTCGCCGCCCTCAAACACCAGCGCGCCGGAGGGTGCGGCGGAGTTGTCCAAGAGCGCCTTGTTGTAACCACCGGCCGCGTTGTGCACGTCAATGGCAAAGGCGGCCGCCTCCACCGGGCTCATGCCGCTCCAATCATCCAGCGGGTGAAATTCCTTGATGTGGAGGATCGGCATTTGCTGATCCGGGAGGAGGTCCACATCAAAGCGGTGCTTGGTGGTGCCGTCCACCGAATACTCCCACGCCATGGGATAGCCGCGCCGCCCGGCGATGGCCTTCATGCGATCCGGCCGGAGGGCGTAGAGCTCGCGAATGTCGCCATCCAGCTCCACCGCCTCCAAGAAGCCATCGCCCGCGAGCTTGAAATAGGAGATCAGGGCATCCACCAGCTCCGGCCCGGATTGCCACGGATTGGGCCGCGAGAGCACCTTGAGGAAGGGATGCTCCGATAGCTCCGCATCGCCCTCATAGGCGAGGAGCTTCACGGCCGCCGCGCTTTCCGCGATCATGCGGATGCACCGATAGGCGATCACGTTTTTGGTGTAACCCTCCTTGGCAAAGGCCCGATAATTGCGCGAGCTCCAGACGGGTTGCCCCACCCGGCGCATCGCGATCATCGGCCCCACCGCGCTATCCTTGCGGCCAAGAATTGCCCGGCCAACGCGATCCATCCATCCCATGCTCAAAGTCTCCTAACGCCAGGCTCGCGCTTGCTCTTACCGGAAAGCTCCGTGATCGCCCACACCAAAGCATCCGCCCTATCCGGTGAGCCCTCTCCGATGAAGCCCTTGGAGGTCATGGCGCACATTTGATCCTCAAGGTCCGGATGCGTGCCCACGTGGCTGATCTTGCCCTCCTCATAGAGGGCGGAGATCGGCTCCGCGCGAGCGATCTTGCCACGGCTCGCCCGCACCTCCTTGAAGGGCACGGAGGCATCCACGCTCTTGATCACGTGGCGCACCATCGCGCCGCCGAAATTCACCTCCGCCACGATGCGATCCGCGTTCCACTCGCGATAGGCGTCCACCGCGCGGCGGCCCCACCCGGCGGGCGAGAGGTTGCACGAATGATCCGCGAGCACATACCACCGGCCATCCACGCCAAGGCCAGCCACCACGATCCCCACATCATCGGCCGTGCTGTCCGATCCGCCGGAGGTGCCGGAGGGGTCCACCGCCACCACCACGCGCATAAGGTCAGGCACCCGGCCCATGGCGATCCGGTGAGCATCAAGGCCCTCCAGCGTCCAAAGAGCGCCCTCCGTGTCCTCGCTCCACTCGCCATCGCGGAAACGCTTGCGCTTGGCCGCGCTCATGCGGTTGAGCACGTCAAAGTAATCGCTGGAGATATTCTCCCGGTTGTCATCGGGATTGATCTTCATCTCCGCGAGCTCATCGGGATCATCCCACGGCTCGCGGGTGCCCGGCTTGAGCTTCTTCACGAATAGGTGAAACGTCCAATGGAGCTTGGTGGTGGGGTTGCAATCGAAATAGGCGCGGAGCCGGAGCGGGCTCTTTTCAGCCAGGCGCGAGAGCGCGGTTTCCACGGAGCTCCAAGGGATTTGAGTGCACTCGTTGAAATAGACGGTGGAGAACTCCATGCCCAAAATCTTATCCACGCGATCCGCATCATCCAGCCCGGCGGCCATGATCACGGAGCCATTGGGCAAGGTGATGGTGAGATCGGAGATGCTCTCCTTGAACGGCACGCCGGGGAAGCACTTGGCCATCACATCCTTGAGCGTTTTCCACACGGTGCCCTTGATGGCGTTCCGGCGGAGACGAAAGATGCAATGATTTGTGCCCGGCGCGCGGATCGCGCGGGTGGCCACGGCGCGGCAAAGGAGGAACGTCTTGCCGGATCGCGAGCCCCCACGGAGGAGAGCCATGCGGTGCCGGGCGATGAGCTTATTTGCCCGGCGCTGCGCCTTGGTGAGCACCACGGCCATGGGAGAGCCTAGAGCTCCGCATCATCGGCGGAGATGCTCACATTGATGGTGCCCGCTCCGAAATCATGCTCCATGCCGTCGCGCACGCGATGCACCGCGCCAAGTAGCCACCGGATCGTGGCCGAGCTCTCGCGGAGCGCGGCATCCGGTGAGACGCCGGAGGGCACCACCTTGCCATCCTCGCCCATCTTGGTGAGCACATCCTCGCCCATCGCGATCTTGTGCGCCCGGCGGAGGAGCTCGCCCTTGCGTTGTGCCAAGGCCGCATCCAGATCCACGCGATAGTGGCGATCCAGTGTGTCCACCGAATAGCCGCCGCCATAGGTGGCGTTGAGCACGCGCGAGATTTCCTCTTGAGGCATCCCATAGCCGGAGAGCTCGCGGATCAGCGTGGCCGCCTCCTCGCTCCGCTCATGCGCCACGTTGCCCAGGCTTCCCTTGGGTGCGCCGCGCGCGTCGTCTTTGTTCGGATGATCGCCCATGCCGATGATATACGTCGATGAGGCGCTATCTGCAATCGTGGCTGGAGGCGGTCACAGGAACGTGTGCCAAGGGGAGCTGTTGAGGGCGAGATAGGGCGCTGTTTCCATCGCAATCAGTGCATATCCCGCCGCGACAGGGTGCAGGAAGTCCGATGCCCCGCAATAGCTGGCGCTGGCCCATATCGTTTCGTCTGCCGGATCGGAGACCGCTATATTCGGGTCAAGATAGCCGTCAGACCCGGCGATGAGGCCATGACGAACGTTGTAATTGTGCTCAACGATTTGAGCCGCGAAGCCAACCGGCACGTTATAGGCGGTCGATCCGCGCGGGGTGACGGTGCAGACAATGACATAGCAGGGCAGCGTAGGATTGGCTGCTGCCCATGCGGCGCGATAGGCGACGATCTCCGCCTCAATGTCTGCCTTAAGCTGCGCAGCGGTGCGGCTATTGCCTAGATCGTTGGTCCCCATCTGTATGATGAGGTGGTTGAAATATGGGTAACTCGCGCGGCGCTTGGCGCCCCCGGCACCAGACGAAGACCGCATACCCGTCATCTGCGCGGACGGGCGGCTGAGAAGGCGCAGCGGGACCGTGCGTCCAGCGGCCACTTGCGCCTTATATTGCGCGCGCCGCATCCAAGCGCCGCCCTGCACGGTGCGGCCCTCGACGCCGACCGCGCCGCCATCGCCATCGGACGTTTCGCCGTTTGACGATATGATGCTGTCACCGATGGCCCCGAATGTCGGG